TTGTCTCAAAGTCATGTACCATTAACTATTAATGGAGGTAACCAATCCGTTTTTCATAGTTGCGTTATCCACATTTTTTAACAAACGTTATCATTAACAAATGACAGAAGCAGAGTTTGCCAAGACACATTTATCCGATCATTTACGTTCACTTATAGTTCCTCCAATTGCTGAAGGATTCTGGAGTATTCATAAGTCATCAAAGGAATTGTGTGAAAGAAATAAACAGAATGATCAGATATTGAGAACCTTTCAAAATATGTTAACAAAAATCCCTGAGTGGTCAGACTCAACTATTACAACAGAAGTAGAGCGTATTGAAAAGGTCACTAAGTGTACATATCTAGATGATCTTATTATGGGTGTATTTATTTCATATATGAAATCATTTGCATCTCTACACAGTAGACAATCTAATAAAGAAGTTGAAATTGAGTTTGATCGACCATCTCTTGCACTATTTGTTCATACATTATATATCCATTCTGCACGTAAACTGTGGCAGACAGCTTATCTTCTGAATACCGATATTCCAGCAGTGGATCATGCACGCAATCGCCAAGAGATTGAAAAGACTATTGGAACATGTTTGGATCAAGTTATTCGTGAATTTCTTCCTTGGAAAGCTATCACTAAAAAGTATTTTGCAAATGATAATACTCCTTCTGTAGTTATACCCGCAGATGAAGACGTGGAAGAATCTTCATCAGATGAAGAAGAACATAAAAATGTGACATTTGAAAATGAGGAATCAGAAGATGATCAACCTAAACTTAAGATTTCAGATGAAGATGCTGTTCTTGATATTCCCGAATACAAAGAGGAAATTAAGGAGGAAGTTGATGCCATGAAAGAACTTGAAAATAAGGTATCAGAAACTCTCGTTCTAAATCTGTAGAGAATTACGGAAATAGACAACAAATGATGATTATAGTAGCTTCAGTTGCAGTAGCCCTAGTTGCCTTTATTATATACGCACTTGACCGGAAATCAAAAGGTGAAGCAATTTCATGGGAAACTGCCGGAAAGCTTTCTCTCTTTGGAGGGCTCCTAACGTCTGGTGTAATATTTGCAACTACAAGTGATAGTATAGTAGAAGCTGTAAAAGTTGTATCTGAAAATGCTCAAAGCGTTTCTAACGTTCAAGATATGTTTGTAGGACAACCTACATTCTAAGCATCAATCAACAATACTGTACTTCCTTCATCGACACTTTCAACACCATAAATACTCTTTAAACTAGTAATTTCCTTTCGCGGAATTGCATTATCTTTACAAAAGCGAGCTATTGCCTTGTAAAGATGAAACCCGTGATAACGATCATGCTTTGGATTCTTTTTACCAAAAAGAACAGATGTGCCATCATCTAATGTAAGCCATTTAACAAACAATTTATATAGTAAATTATCTGGTTCAGGCTCAGGAAATATGTCCCAAAAAAGTGAAGTTGCTAATCTAACTAAATCAAATGAAGAATTTGGTCTCATTTCAGGCTGTTTTGTAATATAGTAATCACCACAGTTATATTGTCCACCTGCTTCCTCTTCTACATAGAAGTGATCGCTCATAAATAGTTTAGGTTCTTTCATTCCTGTAATTTTAATAGATGCAATTCCACGTTCAAAATCAATGATCTTAATAGTATAACCAAATGTGGGAACACGGTAAACTACACCTCCACAATTATAATAATAAAATTGAACATCTGTAGATACATACATAACATTATTTGCGTGAAGATCATTATGTGTTAATCCAATAGTTCGCTGTGCATATGCTAAAGCAAACATAACTTGTGAAATCCACGCAAGATGTTTTTCTGTTTCTGGATTCATCATCATTAGTTGATATAACGTTCCCTCACATTTCTCAATTACAGTTGTATGAACAGGAACAGACTTGAAGGTTGCCCATGCAAATGGTTCACATGAGTCATCTTCGTCTTCATCATCTTCGTCTTCACAGTCACATGAATTTACAGCAAAAACATATGATGTAGATACTGACGAAGAGTCAGAATTATCATCTTCTATTTCTTCTTCATCATGTAACACTCTATTAATTTCGGCCATTTCAACTTCTTCTACATGAGGAGTTTCTAGGTCTTTTACATCGCTAAGATCTATTTTTTCACCAAGTTGAATAGCAACTCTAGCAGTGCGAGTATGTTTAAAGTTGCTTGAGTCTTGGACTTCATCTGAAAGTTTAATATCAAATAACTTACCTATGTTCTGAGAAAACCATGGTCTTTCAGATAGTTCACCATAATCATCAGATATATCAATTGTATGTTGCGATGTTGTTCCAGTAAACACACCATATACTTTAGGGAAATGAATACATCCCGATTGTGACAATACACTAGATATAATTGATCCAACATAAGCAGCATTATTAGTATTTTGTATTTTATGCATAGCTTGCGTTGCTTGTTCAATTGAGGTTGGTAACCCTAATGTCATACCATATTCGCCTCTCATCCATTTATATGGTGATAACAACATTGTCGTTTTAAGATGAACAGTTATGTTGTTACCATTTACAGTTCTTATTTTAGACTTATCCGATACTACAAATACCTCATCATTGAATCGAATTCCATACTCATTCACACATTCAAGCTCAGACGATTTAAAAAGCTTCTCGATTGGAGGAAAATATGGTTGGATATTTGTAATATTCCAATATGTAGCAGCAGAATTCGCTAAAAGTGAAAGATCATATTTATGAATAGACAGTGTGATTTGCGAACTTCTTAAATCACTATTCTGATTTTGTTTAGTTCGCTTTACCATATTATAGAGTTGTGTTAAAGCATAATCAAAAACTTCACGCAATAGTATTAATATGAACTTTAATATCAAAAAATTTAGCATGGATATGATCCGTGATAGATGTGCATTAGATTCAAAGAAAGCACCGATGATAGTATTAATTGGTAAGCGCGATACTGGAAAATCGTTCTTAGTTAGAGACGTTCTTGCCAATACTAAGGACTGTTTTCCAATTGGAACTGTTATTTCTGGGTCTGAGGTAGCTAGTCCTTTTTTTCAAGATTTAGTACCTGCCAAATTAATTCATGATAAGTATAATCCTTCGATTGTTATGGGTTCAATTAAGCGTCAAATGGCTGTTAAACAAGCAAGAAATCGTGAGAATAGAGGTGGTGGCAATTCGAATGTAGATCCTAGAGCATTTCTAATTTTAGATGACTGTTTATACGATAAGACATGGATGAATGAAGAGTCTACTAGATATGTTTTTATGAATGGTCGTCATATTGATTTAGCAACAATGATTACTATGCAATACCCACTAGGTGTTCCTCCTAATTTAAGAACTAATATTGATTTTGTATTTATTTTACGTGAGAATGTAATAGGTAATCGTAAGCGTATTTATGATAATTATGCTGGTATGTTTCCAACATTTCAAATGTTTTGTCAGTTCATGGACCAGTGTACAGAGAATTTTGAGTGTTTAGTTGTATGTAATGGTATTCAATCTAATAAACTAGAAGATCAAGTATTTTGGTATAAAGCATCAGAACATCCACCATTTAAGATGTGCGATGATTCTTTATGGGCTGATAATAGACCATTTGCAAGCTCAATGTTAGCAGCAGATGAATATTCTCCTGATAAGATGAAGCGAAAATCAAGTGATCCATGGGTTAAAGTTAAGAAAGAAGATGATGCAAAAAGACGTTAATGCTTGCGAGTTTTACGGACTTTCTTATTCTTTTTGGCTTTACGAGTCTTACGCTTGCGACCACCCATAAGTGCTAACTGATCAGCAAGTGCATCAACGTCTACATCATTCTGAGCAACACTTACTTTTGAAAATAAAGCAGATAACTCATCAACTTCTGGCTGGCTTTTTGCCACACGTTGTCTAGCCTGAATACGAGCTAGAGCGGCATTCTTTTTAGCTTGCAATTGCGCAGAATATTCGGCTCCCTTCGAAGTAAGAGTTCTAGTACGCCGATCAATATCCATTTGTATTCTTTAGAGAAATTACGCATCACGGATAGCTCCTTCAGAC